TTTTTCTAAATTTTATAGAAACAGAAGTTGTAGACAAAGATAAATCTAAAGCTGAGTTAGCCGTATCGTCTGTAAGTGTTAAAACGATTTGTGGTAATTCATCTCCCTTTACTAATTTTATTGTATCAGCCATAATTTACCTCACCCAAACTTTTGCATCTGTACACGCATAGATGCTTTTGAAGCACCGAGATTAGTTCTAGCTCTACGTTCTGCAGTTTTCATAACAAACTGCTTAGCATGATAAGTAGCTAACTCTCTATCACTCCATGATCTATCAGGTAAAACTAATAGGTGTTGGAGTGCTCCGTGCATAATTACATTTTCTAATTCATCAAGAACTGTTTTATCCATTTTAGTAGATGTTCTTAATGGTTTAAGACACAATATCATTCTAACATCATATGTCACGGAATTATCCGGAACTGGTGCTAAAGAAAAATGGTCAGGATCTAACTGTGTTAAGAACCTAGGTTCTGCCTGTTCATCAGTAGATTGGTTTGGCCACTTAGGATACATATCAAATAATTGTTCTAATGTTACAGGAGTTAACCTGCTTTCATTAACTGTAGCAGTTAACACTGCATGTACTTCAGTCTCATTAGGTGTGTCGTAAGCATAATCATGACCACCGGGAACTAACCTTATTTTAGGTTGTTCGTACCGATAAGCTAATGTTTTTTCACAAGCTTCGATTGCTGCATCACGAACGTATTGTTCTACTACTGGCGTAGGGCAACCCGGTACGCTAGGAGATAATCTATTTACTATATCTAAAAAAGTTCTGTCAGCCATTATGTTACATCCTCCTCATCTAACCCGCCTCTTTCAGTATCTGTTACTTCTCTACTTTGAGCGGCTACACCAAGAGACTGTGTAAATGACTGTTGGAATATTTGTGCACGTTTAGAATTAACATGCTCATTATCAACAGACTCAGTAATAAACACTGTAGCATCAACCACGACAGGAAAATAAGCATCAGGTAAAAGAGCTACTGTAGTTGACCCATCATATGTTGGAGGTGTTTGTGCATATTCTCCTACAAGAATTTGATCAGCAGGAGCTTTTGGATATATAAAAAATTTATTAGCATTCCTTACATGACGCATAAAATTAACAGCAGGCCCTGCTGTATCATTCATCCAAGAAGGATAAGCTTGATTTAATGACTCTCTATTTGTTTCTGTAATACCGCTGCCACCTTTGACATTGTATATATCAATCAAACGAATAGAATCAGAAGGCATAGATTGTATTACTGCACCTGCAGTAGTAGTAATGTCGCCAATAAAAGCAAAAAGATCAGGACGCAACACAGCAATACGTTTAAGTGCTTGGTTAGCAAACCCTACAAGTACAGTATCAGAATACCTTTGAGGGGTATTAGTATCTTGTACTATCCTTCTTACTTCTGTGACAACATCATTTAGTATCATTTTTTCTTAACCCATGCTTCGTTTTGAGGCGTAGTAGGATCGTCTTTTACATAATGACCTTTGTCATTCCTAGCTCGCTCTAAACCTCTTGTTGCTTCTTCAGCTAATTCTTCTGGAGTATCATCACCTACTTCAGGAATTTCAGTTTCCAAATTTACTTTAGCTTTACGACTTTTCTTTTTCTTATCTAGAAATTTTTCTGGAAACGCTTGTTCCTCAGTAACTTCTTCTGTTAGTGGATTTTCAGCAAGAATTTCATCCCACTCATAAATCTCACCGTCTTTTGTATTTCTAAGCCATCTAATCATTATATCCTCCTATACTCGTTTTACTTTCTTAGAACTTTTCTTTGCAGCAGTACGAGAACGTTTTTCAGAAGCTGTAAGTTCAGACGCGGTTTTGGGTGTATCTTTTGATACTCTCTTAGACGGGCGGCAATAAGGGTAATCACGTTTTTCTCCTTGTTGTCTACCACAAGGTTTACCTGTTTTTACATCAACCCATTTTTCTTTAAACCAACGTTGTAACTTTGCTCCTTCTTCAGTTTTTCTTACTGACATGCTAACCTCTTTTACCACTTTTTGAGGAACTTGTATTCTTCTTTTTAGAATTTCCCCAATTAGCAGCTCCAACTTTTCGACATTTAGCTAAAGCTCCGCTAGCATACGCTGACGGCCAAACATCATAACGAGCTTTTACTTTATAGTAACAAGCATCTTTTTTTGATTTTGCTGCTTGATCTGCTGTATCTTTTAATCCTTTTTCTCCACGAGGTAATTTTGTTTTTCTATATCTCTCACCAATCTTTGCACCTTTAGCAATATCTTTTGCCCTCTTCATTCCTGGGTCTTTATAAACTTTTTTAACTACCTCTTTGCCAAATTTCTTAATTGCTTCTCTCATTCCTTTAGAGGCAACTACTTTTGCTACTTGAGCTACCAAGGTACCAACAGCCATTTAGAATACTCCTCGAAAACCTTTACCTGAAATAGCTGCTCCTGTGCCACGAGCCATTCCGCCATTAGCTTTTTTAACAGGCTTCTTCATTCCTTTTGCCATTTTCATTTCAGATTTTGTAGCAGGACGTAGTCCTATCTCTAGAACCATACCACCTTCTTTCATGTAGCCCATTTTGTTTCTAACTTCTGTTGGAAGTTTTGCTAGACCAGGATTCTTTCCTTTGTCTACTGGTTTTAAATTTTTTTTCATTAGTGTATCGTCCTATTTAATTGAGGTACAACCTCGTATTTGTAATTTGCCAATAATCTTAGCAAATCTTGTGTGTCTTTTAAACCTAATTCTTTGTTCATGGCCCACTGCCCTGCAGCTAAAAAAGAACTAGCTATCGCTAGAGGATCCACTCCCTGTGATACATATAAAGCATACAAGGCTTTAAATTCATTTGTTAAGGATTCAACAGCTTGGTGATCAATTTCTTCCCAAGGACTACTTTTTTCTTTTTGTTTTTTTGTCATTTTTTTTACCTGCCTTGTTCAAAGCAATCGCAATTGCTTGTTTTTGAGGTTTACCTTCATCTCTCAATTTAGATATATTAGCACTTATTGTGCGATTACTACTACCTTTTTTTAGAGGCATTTAATCTAGCAATTTGAACGGCAGTTCGTTGATCTTGAATGTCATATTGTTGTTGAATCTTTTGTGCATCATAAGCTCTTTTGTAGCTTAATCTTTCTTCGTCTAATTTTCTTCCCGCTAAATCATCGGCAGCATCAAGATTGAGTTTTTGTTGTTCTAAATCTAACTCTCGTGCTTTGATCTCGACCAACGGATCTTGGCCCTGTTGTCCAAAGCCTAAAGCTTCTTGCTCTTCTGCTACTGCTTCATCTAACTTGGCAGCAATTTTAATTGCAACTTGTTTTTCAATCTGTGCTTGAAACTGTTGTTGTAGTTCTGGTGGAACTTGTCCGCCAAACTTCATAGCTTGTTGATTGATCTCAGGAGTTACTTCCATCATGACTTCGTTTCGTGCTTGAGCAGACATATGCTCTACCACATGTGCCTGTATAATAGTTGCAACTTGTAGATTGTTTCGAACTAAGAAAGAACTCATAAATGCTCTGTGTGCTTCGATGTGAGCATCGTGATCTTGTTCGGGAAATACCACTAAGGACTGCATACGAAGAGCTTGAGCATTCTCTAAGCCTGGATCAATTGGCATGGGCTTTGCAGGAGGAGGCAGTATTGCTTCTACCTGTTGTACCCCTAACGCCATATACATTCTTCTGTAGGCCTCATAGAGGTTGTGAACCTGGGGATTGCTTTGTGCTAATTGTAATTGTGTTTGAGCCAACATAATTCTCTGACTCATAGAAAAAATATTGGGGTCTGATACAGGCATGACATCAACTCTGTCATCAAAGTCTGTTGCCTTAACTGCTCTATTGCCACCAGAGACATTATAAGGATATTCAGGAGGAAGAGATCCTGCAAATAATTTTGCCAATAATTCAAATTCTTGTTTTTGTGCATTGTGACATCTTTTGTGAATGGCACTCATAACTTTAGAACCTTGTTCTAATAATGCCATAGTGGTTCCAACAGGATTGGCCTGTGAACCATCGCCTACTTTCATATCTGCAATAGCTGCAAATCTTCTACCTGCATCGACAACATAACCAAGTAACTGAAACAATGTTCCATCAGGTCCTTTGTACGGAAGAGGCATTAATGCATTTCGTAAATCTCCACCAGGTGCATCAACGTCTCTAAACTCACCAGGCATTAAAGGTTCTTCGTCATCTCTGACACGAAGTCCCCTTGATTTGAAACCAGCAGGTAAGTTGGATAATGTACCTGCATCGAGCAACGCTCGTAGTGCTGCTGTAG